GATGTAGCGATTGATGCAGGAAAATTAATTATATTTAATGATGGGAAGAAAGTCAAAATTGATAGAGCAGTAAATAGTTTTATTACTACTATTGAAAATAAAGGTGATGATTTCAAGAAGATTAAGATCGTAGACATAATGGATCTTATGCATGATGATATAAAAACTACCGCTGAGGATAATTACATTGGTAAATATCCGAATGATTATGACCACAAATGTTTACTTATTACAGCTATTAATGGATATTTCGAAGGCTTAGAGCTAGATGGTTTACTTGATAGTAGCATACCAGAACAAAATAAAGCTGAGATTGATTTGGCAACACAGAAGGTCTATTTGAAGAGTCAAGGGATTGATGTTTCAAGTATGAAAGACCAAATAATAAAAGAAAGCAATACTGGTTCACAAGTATTTCTTAGAGGAAATGCAATTATATTAGATGCAATCGAAGATATTAAATTCCAAATATATATATAGGGGGTGCTTATAGTGTCACTACAAGCAAAAAATGTTATTAACGGAACTTGGGGAGAATGCTGGATAGATGAGGATTATGTATCTGAGGTTTCAGCGCTTAATGCTAAGGTTACATTATCTAAAGCAGATGTTAACTTTACAAGAGATTTATGGAAGAGAAGTAAAGTAACAGGGATAGAAGGCAAAGGGACATTAAAACTTCATAAGGTTTCTTCAAGAATGGCCATTCTAATGAAAGATAATATTAAACAAGGTAAACAAACAGTATGCACTATTATTTCTAAATTAGCTGATCCAGATGCGCTTGGAGCTGAAAGAGTAGTTCTTAAAGATGTTACATTTGATGAGTTAACATTAGTAGATTGGGAAGTTAAAAAGAATGGTGAACAATCTATTCCATTTACTTTTTCAGGCTATGATTTCTTAGACTTAATAGAACCACAATAATACAGGAAGTGTTAAGCTTCCTTCTTTAATTTGAAAGGGGAAATATTAAATGAATATAGTAGAAAAATTATTAAAACTAGATGCGGGATTATTAACAGTTCCAACTAAAGAAGTTAAAATAGAAAGATTAAGTGAATTACTTGGCGAAGATGTAACATTTACATGTAATTCTATTAGTTTAGATGATTATAGTGAAATCCAAAATAACTCAATTATATTAGACAAAAAAGGAAATATAAAAGGGTATAACACTGGTGGAATGCAACTAGAAATGGTATTGGCAGGAGTTCCAGAAATAAAGTCAAAGGAATTATTAGCTCATTTCAATGCAATAACTCCTAAAGAATTATTAAAAAATCCTAAATTATTTTTACCAGGAGATGTTGCTGCACTAGCTAATGCAGTTTCAGAATTATCAGGCGTAAGTGAAATTGAAAAGGCTGATGAAGAAATAAAAAACTCTTAGAAACTGATGGAGAAGTCCAAGCAATGTATTATGCTTGGAAATTACACAATATATCTCCATTGGTTTATAAGTCATATGGATATGGTGAAAAGAAAATAATTAGTGTTTTTTTAGATAAAGAACTTGAAGAAATTAATAAAAATCAAGAATCAATATAGTATATTTAACCTTTAAAGGTGTATAATGTAATTAATTAAAACATTTAGAGGGGGATAAATTATGAATAAGAAAATGACAGGTACAGAAGCAGGAACAAATGCTCTTGCATTAAGTGGACTTGCACAACTAAGCAGAAACAAAAATATTAATAATGCTGGTGGTGTACTTGGCATTGTTGGATTTATCCTACTAATTGGAGAATTATTTAAATTTGCTATAAGATGGTTGATAATCAAACCTTTTATGTTCACCGCTAAAATCATGTGGATATTTTTTAAATATATGTTTATGTGGGGTGCTGCATTAACTTTAGCACTTTTCCAATATTCATATAAAGGATTTAAAATAATAATAAATTTCTCAATCAGTAAATATAAAAATAAACAATTAGAAAAATAATAATCTAAGAATTGCTGAAAAGTAGTTCTTTTTTTGTGCTCAAAAGTAGGGGGGTGAACAGATAATGGCTATGCAATTAAGTGCAATAATGAATTTAACAGGAAACTTTGCAGCACAGATACAGAAGAATATTGATTCTATGAAAGGCATTACAAGTCAAGCAAATCAAGCGGGTAGTTCAATAAGGACTGCTTTTTCAGAATCAAACATCGGGCAAGGACTTAGCAAAGGACTTTCACAGACTAGAGATGCATTAGGAGCTGCTGGAATTGCAAGTGCTGGATTTCTTAAAGCTTGTGTAACTGGTGCTGCTGGAGCACAAAAAATAAATGCAGATTTAGCACAAACAATTAAATCTACTGGTGGAGCGGCAGGAATGACAGCAGATGAAGTGAGTAAAATGGCTACTGAAATAAGTAAGACCAATTTAGCAAGTGCCGGAATGATTAAAGAGGGCGATAATATGTTGCTTACCTTTACTAATATAGGTAAAGATGTACTTCCGATGGCAACTCAATCTATGGTTGACCTGGCTCAAAAAATGGGCGGTGCGCCAAAGGATTCTGCAATTCAACTTGGTAAAGCATTGAATGATCCAACCACTGGACTTACTGCACTAACAAGAGTTGGTATTACATTTACACAACAACAGAAAGATCAAATCAAAGCAATGCAATCAGCCGGAGATATGGCAGGTGCTCAAAAAATAATATTAGGAGAACTAAATAAAGAATTTGGGGGGCAATCTGCAGCAGCATTACAAACATATGATGGGCAAATGACTAAATTTTCGCAAACTATAGGTGGGATTAAATCAACAGTAGGTTCAGCAATACTTCCGTATCTTCAACAAGTAGCAGAAAAGCTTAATAGTGGTGCTCAAGTAGTTTCTAAGTTTACAACAGAACACAAACAATTGATAGCAGTGGTATTAAGCTTAACAGCTGGATTTGGAACATTAATAGGTGGAGCAAGTTTATTTCATCATGTGTTTTCACTTCTAGGGCCAGCAGTAACAGCAATAGGTGGTCTGATTGGAGGACTTACAGCACCTATTCTTATTGTTATAGCTGCTATTGCTGCTTTAGTTTATGCTTATACTCAAAATTTTGGAGGTCTTAAAGATTTTATAGACGGAGTTATTGGGAAAATAGTTTCAGCTTTTCGTTCTGCAACCGATGCATTTAAAAATACTGGAAGTGCTATAGCTGCAATATCGGCCCTTATAGGAAATCTTTTTGGAGATGATGCAGCGGATCAAGCAGCAGATATTTTAAATCGAATAAAAGATATGGTAATGAGTTTAGTTAATACCGCCAAATCATATCTACCACAAATAAAATTAATTTTTCAAGATGTATTTAATGGAGTTATGAATATATGGAACAATGTTTTAAAGCCCGTTTTATCTTTAATTATTCAAGCTATAGTTCAAGTCGTGAATTGGATAGATGAACATTGGCCACAAATCCAAAAAGTAATTGATATAGTATTTAAAGCAATATTAAGTGCATGGAATAGTATTTTAAAGCCTGTTTTAAGTTTTATAATAGTAACTATAGGAAAAGTAGTGGAATGGGTAGTTGCGAATTGGCCTTTAATTTCTAGCACAATAACAATTGTAATGAATAAAATATGGAGCACAATCAGTTCTGTATTATCTGCTATATCAAGTTTTTGGAATGCACATGGTGAAACTATAATGGCAGTAGTGTCAAACATGTGGGATGCAATAAGAACTACGGTGAGCACAGTAATAAAAGTTGTAGAAGATGTTATAAAGGCAGTAATGCAAGCAATTAATGGAGATTGGAGTGGAGCATGGACTAGTTTATGTGATGCAGTTAAAACTTTATTCAGTGGTGCAAAAGATGTTATATGGGATATATTATGTGCAATAGGTAATATTTTTAAAGATATTGCTAAAACCGCTCTCACATGGGGAAGTGATATGATTGATGGAATTATTAACGGAATTAAAAGTAAAATCAATGGCATAGGTGATGCAGTAAAAGGTGTAGCAGATACAATTAAATCCTATCTACACTTTTCAGTTCCGGATCAAGGACCACTTACAGATTATGAAACATGGATGCCGGACTTTTTAAAAGGAATGGGAAATGGTATTAAAGTTAATACTCATTTAGTAACTGATCCAATCAAAGATCTTTCGTTAGGTATTAAAACCAATACAACTAAAGGACTAACTAATGAAAAAACTCAAGTAACAACAGGAAAAAGTAATAACAATAGCGAACAAAAAAGTAAATTGAGCATAACAATAGCTAAACTAGCAGATTCGATTGTAGTTAGAGAAGAAAGTGATATAGATAAAATTGCAACAGCGTTAGCACATAAATTACAATTAGCAGCTTTAAATAAAGCCTAAGGGGGAATTACAAGATGGAATATCATTTAATTGATTCAACAGGCAGAAACTTGCAATTTCCCGTACCATTTTCTCAATATGAAATTAAGCAATCTGCTAACAATAAAACTATTAATGTATTAAATTATGGAGAAATAACATGGTTTGGAGACAGAAAACTTAAAGAATGCAGTCTTTCAAATTTTTTTCCCAGTAAACAATATAGTTTTTGCCAAGTTTCTATTTGGAATATGCAAGATTATATAGGTTTTATAGAAAAAATAATTGATACCAAGAAACCATGTAGATTTGTAATTACTGAAACTTCAATTAATTTTGCATGTACAATAGAGGATTTTACTTATGGTGAAAAAGATGGTACAGGTGATGTTTATTTTACAATAAATCTTAAAGAATATAGGAGTGTGTAAAATGATACAAGTATATTCAAATATAAATGGAGTAGCTAAAGAAATAACTAATCTTTGTAAGAGTATAAGTATATCGGGAACCACAACAAGTGATGTTAGTCGAAAACTTAGTTGCACATTCCTAAAGGCTATGTGGAATAACAACATAGGAAACTCTAATTTAGAGGATGGAGACATATTACATGCTTATTTAGATAAAGAGGAAAAGTTCAGAGGAATTGTAGTTGAAAGAAATCCAAGTAGTGAGGAAGAAATGTCTATCACTACCTTGGATTACTTATTTTATTTCAATAAATCAAAAATAACTCATAATTTTCAAAATACTACTGCTGAATCAGCTTCACAAGAAATAATAAAAGAGCTTGAAGAGAGTTCAGGGGATTTAGCTGGAACTGGTATATCTATCAATAGACTAATTAAACAGAAAACTGCTTATCAAGCCATAATGGAATTATATACACAAGTGAATAAGCAAACTGGTCAAAAATTTTACATGGTGATGGATAAAAATATTGTATGTGTTAGAGAACTTGGAAAATTAGCTGCAGGATCTATAGAAACTGGCAAAAATTTATTGAAGTATAGTTTTAAAGATTCAATTCAAGATGTTATCAATAGGATTAAAATCTATGATGAAAATAATAATTATGTTAATACAGTTGAAAATAAAGAATCTGTTTCAAAATTTGGTGTACTACAAGATGTTTATTCACAAGAAAAGGACAAAGACTCTAGTACAGTTTCTAAAGGAATGTTGAAAGGGAAAACTAGAGAATTAACAGTTGAAATATTAGGGAACTATGATTATACAAGTGGTAAAGCTGTAACAGTAACTATAACTGAAGAAGGAATAAACAAAGAAACTATGTACATTATAGGCGATACACATACATGGGATATAGAAACCGGAAATTTAACAACTAATCTAACATTATCATGGGACAATAACATGGATGTACAGGGAGGGGATGCAAATGAATGATCCATATTCTAATATTATAACCACAATGCAAACTCAAGGAGCAAAATTAAATCCACCTACTCTTACAATAGGTACAGTTATAAGTATAAAGCCATTGACTATATCTACAGGTGATTTGCAATTAAATAAAAATAACATTTTAATATCTGAGAGATTAATTGATTACCATCAAAATATAAGTATAGATTGTTCTGCAAGTGGAGCTGTTTCTTGTGGGGGGCAAATACAAAGCATACAAATAGACAAGCAAGAAATGACTTTCTGGTGTGTATTAAAAGAAGGGGATTTACTTGCACTTTATCCAATACAAGATGAACAAATATATGTAGTTTTAGAAAAAGTGGTGAGGCTTCCATGAGTATATTCCCGCAAGCATCTAATATAAATATTCAAGTTATTAATGATACTGATGAAGTATTCAAAGAATATGCTATTAATTTTGATACATGTAAAATGATATATAAAGATGGCAAAAATCTTATAGTCACAGAAAATGAAGCTTTAAAAGTTTGGATTGTAAAAGCATTAAAAACAACGAAATCAAAATATGAAGCTTATGATTCAAAGTATGGAAATGAGTTGGAAAAAATAATAGGTAAGGGATATTCTAAAGCACTTGCAGAAAGTGAATTGAGAAGAATAACAAAAGAAGCAATTTCTTATAACCAATATATTAAGGATATGCAAAATTTCAGTGTGGTTATTGATGGTTCTAAGGCAACAATTACCTTTACAGCTATAACCAAATACGGGGAGGTGAATATAGTTGTATAAAGAAAATAGTGCTGACATATTAGATAGAATGTTAACTAATGCAAACACAGCAGGAATAAATGGAACTCTAATTTATGATGCATTTTCGCCAACTAGTCAAGAATTATCAGCTTGTAAGGATCAAATGGAAGAAGTATTAAGCAAAGCCTTTGCTAAAACTGCATATGAAAATGGATTTTCTGATGAACTAGCGCTTAAAGCAAGTGAACATGGTGTAATTAGAAAATTAGGTAAAAAAGCTACTGGAATTGTTACAGTAACTGGAGTGAGCAGCACTAAAATACCAAAAGATTTTATAGTTCAGACTAAAACTGGATTGCAATATAGGACAGTACGGGAAATCATTATCAGCCAGGATGGAACAATTAAAGTAAATATTATAGCATCTAATGAGGGGACTAAGTATAATCAAAAAGCAAATGAGATTGCAGAAGCTCCAATTCAATTAGTAGGTGTTATATCTATAAATAATGATGCTGATATTGTTGATGGTAGAGATACTGAAACTGATGAAGATTTGTATAACAGATTATGCATAAAAGTTCAGACTCCAGCCACTAGTGGTAATATATATCATTATTTAAACTGGGCATTAGAATGCAGTGGCGTAGGAAATGCTCTTGTTAGACCTTTGTGGAATGGAAATGGTACAGTTAAAGTTATATTAGTTGACTCAAGTGGCCATTGTCCAAGCACAGAAATAATAGAAGGTGCGAAGAATCATATAGAGGCAAATAGACCTATCGGTGCAACTGTTACAGTTGTGGGGGTAACTGAAATATCAGTTAATGTTACTTCAAAATTAATATTAAACACAAATGTAAGCTTAGATGATATTAAGGCCAGTATTCAAATTGATATAGAAAAATATTTTAAAGATATAAGCTTGAAGACTAGTAAAGTGCGAATTAATAAAATCGGAAATTGCATATTGAACGTCTCAGAAGTAGATGATTATCAAGATTTAAAATTAAATGGCAGTATTGGAGATATTACTCTTAATGATGGATGTATAGCAGTTTTAGAGAGTGTGGTGGTAGGTAGTGTTACTTAAAGACTATGTGCCTTTTTTTGTTGCAGAAATACAGGAATTTGAAAAAATATATGAAGGGCAACAAGTTGAAATCGATCAATTAAGTTTAGATATAGAAGACCTAAAAAAGCAATGTTTTGTTTTAACAGCAACATGGGGAATAATTCTTTGGGAATACTTTGTTGGTATTCAGATTGATAATTCAAAGAGTATTGAAGAAAGACGTTCTAGAATACTTGCAAAGCTTAGAGGTCAAGGAACATCTACAGTTGAAGTTATCAAGCAGGTTGCACAAAGTTTTATTTCAGATGATAAAGTGGACATTATAGAAGATAATTTTAATTATAGTTTTACTATAGATTTCTATTCTAATAAGATTAAGAATTTATTCAATATAGAAAGTGCTATTAATGAAATAAAGCCTGCCCATTTAGATTACAAGATATCTATTACAGAGGAAAAGACGTTATTGCTGGAAACTAAGACTAAGGAATATCCTTATCCGTGGTATATGTGTGGAACATTCCTATGCGGAACTAAGCCGGATATAGATAATCTTGGAATTAATGTTACTGCAGAGCTTAAGGCAAATACAAATAATAAAAGTACTAAACAAAAATATTCTATTGCAGGTACATTTGAAAGTGGAGGCGATACAATTTGATAACAGAAAAAGGAATAAATAAGATAGCAACCTTAATTGTTGGACTTGTGAAGAAAGGTCAAGTAACAGTTGATGGAATTACAAAAGACGTAGAGATTTATAGAACAACAGTGGATAAAGATACACTTAAAATATTTTTACTGCTAGATGATACTTTCACAGGTAAAATTGAAAACAAGTGCCTTATAGATCAGGATGGAGAAGTGATTTTTGAAAATTCTAATGTAATTCAAAAAGATACAACAAGAGGTTTGCTTATTGTGTTTAGTATAAAAATAAGTGAGGTGGAAGTATGATAAATGAATATGTAAAAACAAATTGGCTTGATCATATAGTAGAAAGTCCATTCACGTTTGCAGAAACCAATAATACAGATGGAACAATAAATCTAGAGCCAAATCAAGGTGAGATATTACAACAAGGAACTCCTGTTAATGCTAGAAATCTTAATCATTTAGAAGATGGGATTTGGCTTAACTGGAGTTTTTTAAAAGAATTATTTGATGAAATAACAAACTTAAAACTTGATGTATTAACACTAAAAGGTACAAGCATAAATGATATGAAGAATAATATGTTTTTTATAAGTTTTGCTACTTTAGATGATATTAAGTTAAAAAGTGGAATTCATGATTCTACTAATAGAAAAATTTATATTTAAGAAAGAGAGGAATATAAATGGGTTATTTTAGTTATAATACAAAAGTTGGAACTACAACTAAAAATGGTAAGCTTTTGGGGGGAGAATCATTTACAGTAGGACAGTCAGTAACTTTTTCATATTCTGATACCGGTCCGTCTTCATCACCTTCACGTCATGTGAATACTTTATATTTATTTATAGGAAGTAATCAATATATCGTAGCAACATTGGATAGCAATTGTACTAGTTTTAGTGTTGGTGGTACGATAACAATACCAAATGTAGGAAGCACAAATTGTTACTTACAATGCATGGATGGAGGGAATGTAGCACGTTCACCAATATTTACAGTTATAGATCCTAATGTAGCTCCTAATTCACCATCTTGGATTTCATATGCGACAACACCTATTAAGTATGGAATGACAATCCCGATTAATTGGAGTGCAGCAACAGATCCTGATGGTAATGCAGTTACTTATATATTAGAGTTTTATAACGGCTCATCATGGGCACAGATTTATAACGGCGTTGGCACATCGTATAATTATGTATTGCCATATTTAAATACATCGTCAGCATTATTCAGGGTATGTGCTTATGATGGAAAAAAATATTCGGGGTATACACAGGGGATTCCGTTTACTATATATACAAATTCTACACCAACTATTGATGGACAAGCTACTATTGACTTAGGAAATAAAAATACACCATTCAGTGTTAGCTATGTAATTAGTGATGTTGATACATTAGATTCTTTAAAAGTGATTGAAAAATTAAATGGAAATATAATAAGAACACAGGACAATGCGCCAAGAGGACAAGCTAATAATATTACAGTAGATAGATCAACATTAAATAACTTACTACTTAATAGTCAAAGCAATATTGAAGTAAGTGTTGATGATGGTAAAGGGGGTATAAGCTATAAAAGATGGTACTTTACTAGAGTGAATTTAGCACCAGAAATATCTAATACAGATAAAAATTTAGGAATAGCAAGTAATGTTACAGAAAAATACATTTGTCATGATGTTGAAGGTAATACATTCTCTATAGTAGAAAAAGTAGACAACACAGTGATTAAAACATTTGTTGGGGTAGATGGTACAGAATATACAACAGATATACCTAAAAGCATTTGGTTTAAACTTGTTAATGGACAGCATACGTACACTATAACTACTACAGATAGTTTAGGTTCTAGCACAACAAGAGCATTTACTTTTACTAAGACAGAAACTGTTATTGAAAGTACTGGACTTACCAATATCGTACCAACAGATTCAGCAGCAACAAAAATTTTACTTACGCCCAATTGGAGTGGTAAAGAAAATGTGGATATTCTTTTTGAGGTTTGTAATAATGCCTTTGATGCTACTCCGACGTGGGAGAATGCTTCAAGTCAAACACTATTAAATAAGCCTTATATATTTACTAATAAGGTTAAAACAGCTACTAAATGGGGCATAGATATAAGGTTTAAACTAACATTAAAAACAGGTGTAACAGCTGGAATTGATTTTTACGGGCTAGGGGGTGCTTTTCAGTAATGGAAATTATAAATCCAAAACA